TAGCAATAACCTCGTGGCGACACCTAAAGGTAGGAGTACCAATAGTCCACATACGACCATGAAGACGGTGGTCTGGGTGTTCTGCTGCTTCACGAATCCATCCTTCTAGAATACCTTTACGTGCTCGTAAGGTATAGTATTCACTGATTAAAGGGGCAGCACCACCAAGAGACTCTAAGGAAGTATCAGTAATCTTTGGTGACTTGTTGACGAATTTACCATTGATCTTTTCAACGTTCCATTCATCAGGTACCCATCCGATAGAGTATAAGTAGTCTTTTACGACTTCAATACTACCAACTTTTCCTTGCTCAAAGTTGATACGGCAATACGGCCCGGTAATAGGTCGATCTTCACGTCCGGACTCTTGAGTATAGCCAAAGTGTTTGACGGTAGCCACGGTGTAACAACCATCTTTACGCCAAGCAGGTTCTTTGAATTCATCTGGTTTATCTTTTTTAATACAGCGTAGACCAATCAAAGGCTCTAATACACCTTCAATACGGTCCATCTCGTTGTTCATACGTGTCAGTAACGTTTGAGCACCAGCCATATCAAAGACCCAACCCTTATTACGGATGTCAGCCTCGATAGCAGCAAAGCGATTCTCTACATCAAGACCCTTAGCGTACAATGGGAATTTACCGATGATTTTCTTAGCTTCTTCTACTAAGACCTTATATACCTTAACGTTTAGTTCAACGTCACGGATACAGTAAGTAAGCATTTCTTGGGTGAATCCACCTTCCCAATCATTGAACTCTAACTTAGGGAATCCAAGCTTAGAACCCCAACCTTCAAGACCATGCTTATGATCTCGTTTGAACTGGTTTGTTTGAGACATGATCCATGTATCAATTACTTTTACTGACTCAGGAGGTGACCAGCCAGTAAGGTGCTTAAGTACAACCAAGTCATAACCAATAAAGTTGTGACCATAAATAATATCGGCAGTACCAATAAAATGTAAACCATCATCCAAAGAAGGTAAGTTAGGGTCATAGTCAGAAAAAGAGTGTACTTCTCCGGTGTCTGAGTTGATAGCAACCATACACCAGATTTTATTTACATGCGGCATTAGGCCATTGGTTTCAATGTCTACGCATAGTCGGAGTTTAGTCATAAGAGTTTATCTGCATACATTACTGTGTAAAAATGTTCAAGCACACGAGCTTCTACTTCGCATGGGTCAAAGAAGTACGATTCACGAGATGATTCTTTGTCGTATAAACATTTAGGGACTTTAAAACCATCACGACCAGTTAAATACTGGCATACATGAACGAATTCATGACACATGATGTATAAGAATAGTTGTTTAGTGAAGAAGTTATTTTCCCATTCACTTAAGAATGGATCACGGATCTGTACTAGTACACGTCCATTATCATCTTCCCCATGAATAGTCATTCCCATTTCTTCGTTATCATCTGCGTATTCAATACAGGCAACACTAATTTTATAATCTTTTTCTTTTAGCTTTACATTAAATCGCTTGCAATAGTCATCAAGGATATTATAAAACACCTTAGCAATATCTTCTTCGCTAGCAGGTAAACAAGCTATTTCTATCTTTACAGTAGGGAATCGTTTATCCTTCCGCATTTGCTTTACTCCATGTTACGTTGGGAGAGCCTAACTCAGTTAGTTCTTCTGCCATTTGCATTAAGATTTCATTTAACCCTTCAATACTTTCTTGCTGTTCTTTGATTTGGTACTGTAAGTACACAATGTAGAACAGTGAGCCTAATAGTAAAAAGTTTGTCCAGCCTTCTGTTAACATTAAATTAATCCTGATTTAGCTAACCAAGCAGGGTCAGCAAGATTGTTTTGAGGTAGTGTTTGGTTGACACCTACACCTACTTTGGATAAGAATTTTACACCTTCCATGCATTTATAGGTATCTCGGAATACTACTCGTTTAATTCCCACACTAAAAATAAGTTTAGCACAATCAATACAAGGAGAGAGGGTGCAATACAGAGTAGACCCAACAGTATTGCTGTTTGAACGTGCCACCTTTGCAATAGCTTGGGCTTCAGCATGGAGTACAATGTTTGTTTGAGTGTCATTGTTAGTTTTTGGAGGTGTTCCATTATATGAGAATGAAATAATGTTATCGTCTTTGACAATTAAAGCACCGACTTTGCGGTCTTCAGCGTAAGATTGTTGAGCAATTAAGTCAGCAACTTTTAAATAAAACAGGTCCCAGTCGAGTTGTGATTTCATACGTATTCCTGATAGTTTTCTTCGTATTCGCGGTCTATTGTAGAAAGTTTTTCTAATACTTCTACAAGCATTTCATCTTGAAACACATTAGTTGGACGTTCAAAAAGCAGAGTAATTTTTACGTAGTCTTGATCGTTTTCAATAATCATTTAAGTACTCCATGTTCTTTATCCCATTTGTTGTAATTCATTAGCTTATGATCGTAAGCACGAGCAATATTAGTTCGATCTAATTCCCATTGTGCTGACAATAGGTTAAGCATACATTGTAGCTGTCCAATTTCTTCTTCAAGGTGGCATTTGTTTGTTATACCTGTTTCAGGATGTGGATGGTTTAAAGTAAACCGAAAAACTTTGCTGATAGCTTGGATTACTTCAGCACATTCTTCTTGGGCTGCTACTGGGATTAGATTCATTCTTCGATGTCCTCAATGTTTACGATTTGATATGATTCATTCTTGTTTAGTTCTGCTGACATAGAGTCAATTAAGTATTTGACTTCGTCCTCAGTGGATTCTGTTAAGAAGTATACTACTGTTGCTACTGTTTGCTTTTTCATGGTTTGTTCTCTATAAGGTACCGACTAGGTTTTAAGGTTCAATTCTATCTTCAGCTATAGCATAATAGTTATGGATTAATCGGGCTGCTTCGGCATGTTGTGCTAAAGCTATACGTTCTTTAGCTGGTTCATTAAAAAAGAATACATTACTAGTGTCTGACTCAAGATAGTTAATGAAGGACTTGTATACCTCACGAAGTTCTTGTTGAACAACGTTGTCTACATCCATCTCAATAACATATTTCATTTGAAAGCTTCCTCAGATGTTTTAAAGATAAAAGTATCAACAAGTAGTTTACCATCACTATTGAATCCATTTAAAGGCACTACATAGTATCGTACAGTTGTATAAAGGATATCTTTTTCTGCACCAACAGGCATACCTATTTGAATAATAGGTTGAATGCTTTTAACTTTCATTTGGGTTACTGTATCTTTATCACGTACATATACAGTATCGCCTACATTGTATTTGTGTTCAAATGATGTTGTCATTAGTCTTTCCTTAGTGAATAAAAAACCCTCCGAAGAGGGTTGTGTTTAGGTTTCTTGTAGGTATTGAATTGCTTTTATTAGGGTTAGCTTATTGTCTTTAAATAAACCTAAAGCAATATTACATCCGTTACAAAGGATACCTCTTACATGGCCATTTGAGTGGCAATGATCTATCACGGCACCATTTAGTTGTCTGGTTCCTACACCGAACAATACTTTTGTTTCACATATAGCACAACAATTGTCTTGTTGTTCTAACATTATTTCTCTTTCAGGTGTAGTTATTTTGTAGTTAATCCAATTATGATGGCAAGAAAAGCAGCGTTGTCTATACTGTACTTTTCCTGTTTCACTTTTGTATTTACGTTTTATAGCTTCATTACATCCATCTGATAGACATTTTCCTATTAATTCTGTAAACATATTACTCCTGTTAGTATTAAGTTGGAAAGCCTATTCATAAACAGGTATGAAAGAGTAGCGAACTTTTTCAGCTTTTCCTATTAGGTACCAACTAGATTTGTGCTCATATTATAATACATATGGCTGTCTTTTGCTTTCAAATTAATAAGTAATTGTGTTTCAAGTTCTAACATTTCTCTGTCAGAGCCATATGCTAAAATTACTCTTTTGAAGAGGCCTGGACATTCGTTGTAGTCTTGCATAAAGCTTGTACTGCTTGCGACATATCTATCATTAGTTGTTCCCTTGTGTTTTCCGATATATTTCTTTTCTGTTGCGGTGGAGTACCAAAGATAAACAAATGACTCACCGCTGTTGCTGTAGGCGTTAGTCTTGGTAGGGACTTCTTCATGATACTCTCCCTTGATATGGTCTTGCCATATTTCTTTTACATAAGCAACCATAGGTTTTCCCTTAGGTGCTCGCCACATTACTACAAATGAAGGACTACTCTCGTTTTCACAGAGGTATTCATAGACCCATTTATTATGGAGTCCTGTATACTCAGTGTCACCGATAGTAACTTTCACCATAGACTTACCTGAGTCGGAGGTATATTCTTCGACTTCATCTACAGTACATTCATAGATATCGAAGAGTTTGTCTGTACCTGCAACCCATCGTTTAACTGTCTTTATTAAGTTCATTGTGTTAGCATATATAAGCCTACGTTACCGAGGGCATATCCAAAGTAGGTTATTGACATACCGATATTACCTTTAGTGAATTGTTCTATAGAGATGTATAGATACACTAAGCCAATACCGGCGATTAGCATAGGCGATTCAATTTGCATAGGATTGAGTACGTACTTCTTCGATTTCTTGAATACTTGGTAGTACAGAGAACTCAAATTCAGCTAAGAAGTTGAGTCCTTCGTATACTCGTAGACGATCTTTGAGTATAAGTACTAATCTCACTTGAGTTCGCCTAAGAAGCCAATGATAGTACCGTCACGCTCAAGGATTTCAAGGCAACGTGTATACCATACTACTTTACGGACTTCTTGTAGTTCGTTATCTTTCTTACCCATACGCATGAGGTACTTATAGATTTGGCCTAATAGATGTTTCTTTAAACCTTCTTTACCTAAGATAAATTCCATACATTCAATGTACTGGTAGTTACCTACGATACCTTGATAGTGATCAGGATTGATTTGGTCTTTTACAGTGGTTGTCATAGCGTTATCGATCTCCTTGTTATATGCTTTTGCGAAGGTGTTAGGCCATACTTTTTCTACGAGATATTTATCGTAGAAGTCTGCTTTGTCATCAATACCGAATTCACGTTTATAGTCTGTTGCTTTCCACAGATGTTTGTCATTATCAATATACATCACCATTCTCCATAATTTTTACATCTTCATAAGGGGCTGCTACACGGCGGTAGAATTCAAGTTTAGCACCTTCAAGGGCACCTAACACATCGTTAATACGTTGGTATGATTTACCGTTTAGCATTAGGTACTGTTGGATTACTTGTGTGAATACGAAGTTTAATTCACCTGCATCCATTGGTAATGTTTCTAATTCGGGGATTAGATTTACACGTTTATTAGGGTTGATGTAAGGCATTTGTTTTCTTTAACTATAGAACGATACTCGATACCAGATGATATATACTACAATGATTCCTAGTACTGCGATCATAGATACTCCGCGATGAGTGTGTCACAAGCTTTTTCGACAGTTGAACGCCATTCAGTGACTAATGATTCAAAGAATGGATGGATAATAGAAGCATCAGCTTTGAATGCTACTACGGGTTTACGTAGAACATACGAAGCATAGAATACTTCCATAGCAGTACCATGCTTGGCTACTGTTGGGTTATCGAGGTTGACAAGGATGATGTCAGACTCTTGAATGTCTCGTAGATCTAATTCGAAGATACGTTTCATAGCGCGTTTTTCGAAGTTATGCAGTCTTCGAGTTGGGTCTAATGTGTATACATCATTTTGGTTTAGTTGCCATGTAGCAATGTCACGCCAACCTTTTGCTTCAGTTGATGACACATGCTCCATTGGACCTGCTAAGTAGACTGTTCTTACTGGGTGTGGTTTGTACATTAAAATACCTCTGGTTTAAGTTCTTTAACTTTTTGAGTACACAAGTTATTTAATGTTCTGAAGTCAATCTTAGGATTTTTAAATTCTTTAAGGATGTTCCACATTTCTTCGGTGATCAGATCATAATAGACTGTATGTAATAAACGAGGGATGTATTTAGATGACCAACCTTCCATTTCATTTACGATTTTAGCATGGACTTTATCAACAAGGTGTTTATCAACGAACTTATCAACAATCTTTTCTTCAATGATTTCACCACCGACTAATGGAGCGCCCATTTTTTTGTGGTGACTTTCTTTGAAGGCATTAGTGATTAGTTTAGCCCATGTTTGACGACCATATTTATTTTCATAAGCATAGTTTTTAATAACAATACCTTCACCATTACCTTTACCGTCATCAATTAAGAAGAAGTTACGGTTGAGGCATTCTTGATATGTTTCATAGTTACTGTTTTTGATGATAGCGATAGGTGCAATGTAGTCTACATTTGCTGTATCGAGGATATCTTTGTATTCGTCATAGTGAAGGTACTTTTCAGAGCCACGATTATATACATCAAAGATATAGAACTTACGCCATGCATCTTCACGGTATGTTTTAAGGCTATGGGGTACAAGCCATTCTCCGTAGAAGATTAGGTGAGGGTGTGTTTTGGTAAGTTCGATATGTGCTTTACTGATAGACATTGCATGGTAGAAACCTGCGTTATCTGCTTCAAGAGTTAGATGACGATTACGACTACCTGCTTGGATACAGTCATTTTCATACCAGATGCTACCGTTGGTACCATCAATTTTAGGGAATACATACGAGGTACCTACTTCGATACCATCAGTTTCATCAGTGTGAAGTTTTTCTAGGTGTTGATATTTAATAAACATTAGAGTTCCTTAACGATTTTTAGTACATTAGCAGTAAACCATAAGCCACCTTGTGACTCAGGTCGTTGATGACGTTCTAGGTTATTGATTTCAACCTTACACCATACACGCTCTTTTTCTGATAGATGAGGTGCTTTAGGTTCAGCACATGCATGCCAACCGGGGCGATGAGCATAACCTTTTGTTTTATGATCTTCAGCTTGGTACCATACTCCTGTGGTTAGTTTTTGTTTACGGTTAATAAAGAGTGGTCCATAAGTACCGTCTTTACGTTTACGAAAGAGTTTATAAGCAATCATACTTTTTCTACCTCTGTCCATGCTGCGAAGTGGTATACGTTGTTTTGTTCATCTCTACAATGAGAATACATACCGTCAATATTGTTTAGCTTATATTTTGTTTCTGCTGTACCTTCGAGTGCGTCTGGTGGTATAGATGGTTCTTCTGTTAGCTTAAAATTATCACCACGGTTTAGTTCATACAGTTTCATTTGAATCTTTGTTTAGTTTATCTGCGTAGTGTTGAGCTTCTTTTTCAGTTAAGAATAGAACTGCATCAGCGTAGTTTATTTCTTTACCTGCTACACCGTAGTACATTCGGTCAAGACCTTGTCTACGGAATACTAGGTAGTGTTTTAAGTCAGGTTTCGTCATTTGAGAATTCTTCTAGAAACTTTTGGATGATATAGTCTTTAATACCTTCATCAATTAGTGGAGAGATATCACGGTTAAAATGGTCTAGTAGGAATGACATCTTTTCAATGTAGCATTCAGCAGGAAAGTCAGGTTCATTTTTAAAACCATACGCATCAATAGAACCTAGTTCTTCAGGCGAGTAGTAGATATCACAGAGGAAGGTGATCTTAGTTTCTTCATCAAAGTAGATAAAGTCGTGGTTCATGATGATAACACCTGTACAGTCATGTTGATAGCTTGAACAATCATCATTTGTTCTTGCGGATTAAGTTGAGACCAAGGGCGGCTGTTAGGGAAGTGCTCTTGCATTTTCTTATAGTATAGTTCTATATCACTCATAGTCACCTTCTTCAGTTGCGTAGCCCATGTTATAACCTTTATCAGTCATTTGTTTTATGACGTCATCAGGTAGGGAGAACACACCATCATAGTCAACAAGATTATCATCTTCAAACCACATACGTCCTGCGAGGTCTTCACCTACAGTGTTGTGTTCGAAGTATTTGACGTTAGGTCTCGGTGTATCATAGATAGTAAATTTACTTAACATAGTTCCTCTTTTGCTTTCTTTAGCCAGTAGATCATAGGTTGAGGGTCAGATGCGTGTGTCCATTCATACCACGGGGCTTTGTCATCGTAATCATCTTCATTATCTTCACTACAGGCATAACCTCTTACTTTAGTGATTGGGCATCCTTCACAATTGTTTATATCATACACTTGACATAATGCACATGATGGTGCAGAGGTGTCGAAGGTATTGTCATCTTTATCATAGATGTTATAGTGACCTTTTACTAAGTCATGCTTTTTTAGGTTGTGGTCTTGAAGACCATCCCACTTATTTAGGCAGTGGTCAATTAGCTCAATATTGTTAGTGTATTCAACTTCACAAGCGTTTACTTTGTAGAACTCATCTTTCCAAGTTTCAATAGACATGATTAATCCTGATTTGGGTAAGGTTTATAGATAGTGTTAAGGGTTTCAAAACTACCATCATCAAATTTGTTAATTACAGATGATGTACGAACTCGATCAGAACCCCACGCAGGGTGGTTAACAGTACGTACATGTGCTACTACATGACCGGGGTAGAGGTCTTCATCAAAGTCAGCAATACCTTTGAAGTACACTACAGGTTTAGCTGCATCTTTTGAACGTGAATTTAGTTGTTTTCTGTATGCGAGGGCTGTGCTTAGAGTATCCATATTAATTATCCTTTTTAGTTACTTCTTCAACATAAACTTCACCGGGGTCATACCCGATATCAAGGTAGACTTCATCATAGACTGTTTCTTCGGATACTCCTGTTGTGTAGTATTCTACTGTTGAACCTGAATCATAGTTGATACATACCCAGAAATTTTTCATTTTTTATTTTTAAAAGAGAATGTGTCTAGGAACATAGTACCTTTAACTTGTGGTTGATAGAAGTTAATAGCGTAGTCACTATCAAAAGGACAAGGTACAAGGAACAGATTGAACGTTAATTTTTCTTTACTCATTAGTTTGATTAGGTCTTGTAGGTTACGTTCATCAGTGGTTGTAGCATAGGTGAATGCTGAGGCAGCAAAGAAGTGATAGTCTTTCATGTGTTCTTCTCTTTGCATTTGTCACAGTCGTGGTTAACACAGCCGATCTTTGGCATGTCTTGGTCTTGCTTTGGTTGTGCATCAGGGCATTGCAAACACATTTCACCCATCTCGCATGTTTGCTTGGCTAGTGCTTCTTCTAGGGTTTTGATGCACTGCTTTACATCCGCATAAAAAGACACGTTGTCATAAACTTTGTTCAACACATCAATCGCCAGCTTCATTGCTGCGTTACTCATGCTTCACCTCTTGCGCGAATTCGGTTGGCAATTCCTACTGCGGTTCCGTTTTGTGGAGGCATAGAAGTAAGGGATATGTGATGTTCATATCTACAATCATCAGCCACCTTTGCACACGCCTCACGCTCGGCTTTAATTTCCTGTTCGCGGTACTCTTGCGTGGCAGTACCAAACTGCGTTGGCTGGTTTTCAGGGTCAAGAAACAACTGCATCCAGCGATCACGCTCTGCCGACACAGCATCTTCTAACATCTTGATGTGTGCGTTACAGCGTTCAATCTCTGGGGAGTTTTTTGCGATGATTCGATCACGCTCTTTAGCTGCTACCAGTTTGGCAAAAACTTTAAGCTCAAACTCGCATGACGTTGGCGCATAGATTGCATTGGTCACAGAACCAATTTCAAAACCAGCTTGTCTAGCCATCTCAATAATTTCGTCTTGGGTCATGCTTTTACATCCTTTGAATCAGCTTCATAGCTGTCTTGTGCCAATTCCCACAGAGCACGTTCTTGCTTAATACCTTGTTCCACACCCATCTCTACGCCAAGCTCGTAAGCGTTCTCCATCGCTGTGATCGTGTTCTCGTTTACTCCTACGCTGCGTAAGAGTGTTGTCATCTCTTGCTTTGTCATGTGTTCTTCTCCTTGACTAAGGGAATGCAATAGTTTGCTGGCAACGACCATGCAGACTCTGGCTTGGTTAGTTTTGCCACACACGCAGCTTTGTTTGGGTAAGTTTCTGCATATTGCGGGAGGCAGTTACGTGTACAAAGCATTGTTATAAGTATCCATTCGGTCATGTGTTCTTCTCCTTGAGTTTGGTTTCGATGGCTCGGGCGTAAAGACGCCGCGTTTCTTTGTTGCTTGCGTCTTTTGGCCTTACTGCCATTGACTGCTCAAACGCCGCATCTTCTCCCTCATCCGTCAGCCCAACCCATGTGCGTTGTGGTGGGGTGGTGTAAAGCTTTTTGTTTTCCAAAAGCTGAGCCATTTGCACTTGCTCTAAAGTTCCGTACCAAAGGCTATTCATTGTGTCGGTAACTTCTTGGTAAGTGACGCTTGCAGGCTCACCCCCGCGCTCCGCGCTTTGCTCTTGCTGTGAATTATCTTTTTCAAGATAACTTTGGATATTTTGCTGTGACGCTTCAAACGCTTCTTCTGCACGTCGAATACGGTCTTGTCGGTCACAGTACGCTTCAAGCGCTCTTGTGTACGCCACTTGGCTTATGTAGTCTGATTCAATTGGTCGTTTCATTCTGTTCTCGCTTTCAGCATGGCGTCTGCAAAAGCATAAGCGGCTTGTGTTGTTTCTTTGATTGGTGGGATACCAGTTACCCATGCAGAAATAAGTCCGTGCATAGCCTTGGCAGCAAAGTAGTCACGGATGGTGATACCTGTGTTGTCTTTATGAACGTAGTTGTCTTCTGTGACTGGAAACGCTGGTGTGTTGTTTTTCATTTAAGTTCCTTAAGGGCTTTACGAGTAGATGCAGCTGACTTTCGGTTTTTACGAATATCATTTTTCCACAAGTTTAGTTGTTCGAAATGATATGAGGTATCAATAGCATTGTTTTTATCGGAATGCTCCCAGTGATATGCTATTTTGGCTTTATCATACGCAATGTTTAACTCGATAACATTAAGTGCCCACACAAGTTGTTTACGTGCTAGTACTTTTGTTGACTGACTAATCATGATGATTCCTTTTGGATGAGTTTGAAATAAAAAGCCCGTTCAACAGACTTGTGGGTCTGCCGAAGGGCTAGTGTATAGTTATTTAGAAGTCTGAATCTTGATGTGCTGCTGAAGGAGCACCACCGTCATCATCGAAGTCTACAAAGTTACTATTCTTTGGTTCGTACTTAACGAGGTTAGATACTTGTACTGCAGTGAGCATTACAGAGGTACCTTCTTTGGTGACTACACCTTTAGGAGTCTTGATTTGGTAGTCTTTTAGGAATACCATAACGTTACCGAAAGAACCGTTACCGATAGTTTTTGGGTCTAGAGGTTGTTTGCTCATATCAACGACACGTACTTTAGTAGCATCTGTACCGTCTTTCTTTTGAGCTTTCTTTTTGAGGTTAATAGATACCTTACCAGTATCTTTACCGTCACGATCTTTTACAGGCTTAGTTTTACCGTAGGCTTCTAATTCTGCAGCACGAGCTTTAGGTACTTGGATAGAGATCTCGTACTGTTCAACACCGAACGGAGCTACTGGTTTGTCTAGTTTGACCCAGTGTAGTTCTACGTTGTTGATGATTTCGTTACGACCTTCGGTGTTGTTCATAGCTTGTGTCATTTGTTTTTCCTTTTGGAATATAGAAAGTTAAATTCTCGCTAGTCGGTACCTTATAGATAAACACTATAGAGGTACAAAATGAGCGAAGTAAAATTAGGAAAAGGGTTTAATCCCAAGTCCTTAGAGAATCTCAAGAGGATTACTCCTGAGACGGCTAGAGCAAACCAGCTGAAGAGCGTTGCAGCTAAACAGGCTAATATTGCAGCTAGAGAGCAGTTCAAGCTTAACGCTAAGAACTTTATTCAGGTTATGGATGAGCTACCTAAGCTTAGTCCATTGGATATCATGCGCATGGCTATTCATACAGCTATGGCTGAGAACAATTGGGAAGATGCTGCTCGATATGCCTCCTTATTGGCTGAGTATGAGAATCCTAAGTTAGCCCGTATTGAGCAAACTAACACTAATCGTACTGTAGATCTTACAGACGAAGAGTTACAGAAGATTATTCAACAAGAGGGATTATAAAATAAGAGAGAGTCAATTAAGACTCTCTTTTTATTTGATTTAGAGATGTTCCCTATTAGGTACCGTCTAGAGTTAGTACTTTGATTTTATGGTCCATGTTACTTCTGCTTCATAGCATTTACTTAGCTCATAGAAGGTCATTTCGGATACATCGATATCATCTCGGATGTTATCACAGTAGTTTTTGTAGGCAAACTTTGGTTCTTTTCCGAAGGCGACATCAGCACTGTCGTTACCATCATCATCTGTTTTAACACACATCCACATATAATTAACCTTTCTTAGCTAAGAACAAAGCCATACGAGTAGATAATGGGTACTGTACTTCTGAGTACATACCTTCATTCTTGTACTTTTCAGGTACATCAAGAGCAGTTAACAAGGCATGCATACTACTTACTTCAGTTGTTACTTCTGTGTGAAGCTTAGAGTAGTATTCTTTCATATTGATACAGCTTTTTAGTTCTTTATCGAGTGATTCGACTTTAGTTTTATACTCTTTATTACTTTCATAGATAGCTTTTACTTCAGCATCAGAGAGGGTGATGTTGATTGTTTCGAGATCAGTACCAGTTACGGAGATAGAGATAGTGTTCATGATGTGTTTTTAGATTAATTCAAGAGTTTGTTTGATGCTTTTGATATCGATTGTTTTAACTTTTACTACGCGTACTCGATTTAGTTCCATAGTATCCCATGAATCATGCATATCTTGCACAATCTTTTCTAGTGGCATATCACCGGGATAATCCCACAACATATCTTCTTCAATGATACCGTCAGCATTAACTGTGAAGATTAGGTATGTGTAACTAACTTTATTGGTGTTAGGTTTATTGCTCTTTGACACGCTGGACACGGTTTTGCTAGTAGCCATTTGTTAGACTTTCCTGTTCTGAAGATATGAATAGAATGTGCTTTGGTTAGATCTTTACATCGGATGATAGCATCAATCTCAGCATGTAGGTATATTTTTTCAGGTAAACCTACTGCTGCAGCACATTCAGCTTGGTACGGATGAGACTTGGTATAGTTGTTTTTACCTATACTAAGTACTCTTCCTCGTTTGTCGTAGATAATTGCTGTTAAATACTGCTTCTCCCTTTTCATTGATTTTACCTACTATTTTGGCTTTCTTACGGTTGAACACTACTTGGTGTTTACCATATTTGACTTCTGACGTTGGAACTTCTAGGATAGCTAGTCTGTTACGATTTGCTGAATGGTGTTTTAGTTGAGATTTATTCCACCATTTAAAGAATTGCTTGAGGTCTTTGCAACCACACCAGTCTTGCTGCATTTTCATTTCAGGTATGCCATCTTGTTGAGGCGGCGGTAGTTTATTCCAGTTGGTTGATAGTTTAGTACCTTTTGGGTACTTATGGCTGAATCGATGACCACCTGATAGACGGTCACCAATGATCTCACAACGGTATATTAAGACCTTACTTTCTTTGTCCATAACAATTTTCCATTTAAGAAACATTTTTGAATACCCGTATCTGGATCAAATACGACTGATTCTTTTTCTTTAACTTTTTTACGAATCCTAACGATGAGTTGTCGGTAGATTTCGGAAGCGGTTTCTGGGCTTTGTGGTTGTAGTGACATTTTTCGTGAATCCATAAATTGTTTATGCTTTATGTGAGATTTATGACAGTACCAAGCTTTAAAACAAAGCATGATACATAGCCATAGGATTAGCAGTAAGAACCAGATCATAAGAATTTAAGTATTTTACTCATCATTGCGGTTAGTCTGTCTCTTGAATCTGGTTCACTGTTGTATACTATTGCAGGTATAGATACGTTGTGTCTCATCATTTCTCTGAAGTTATTTACTTCCATTTGACTTTCTAAAATTATTTCTACTGTTAGAGGTTTGAAGGTAGGATTCGTTTGGGTAGTGCTTACAATCATTTGAGTAACTCCACATCGATTAGTTCTTTAGTTGTTGGGTCAAAGGTTAATCTAACATTGTCTGAAGGGTACTCAGTAATGCCGGGATGGATTAGTTGAGTCTGATTATTTTTGTATTCAATTTTAGCATATTTAACAATAGGTTCTGGTTTAACACGATACTCAGCTTCGGGAACCCATGAAGGATTTGTGATGTGTACCCATGTATTATTACAAGGTATTAACATCTCAATGGTAGCACCATTAGCCCATTGAATGATTAGATCTTTGTGAATATGCATTATTTATCCTTTGATTAACTCTACTTTAATAGGTTTACCTGAATTATCAAAAGTCACTTTGATATTATCTTCTTCAGGTGACTGATCAGCTGTAGCCCATACGGTATTCTTATTAGGACATACATGTACATGAATATTAGCTTCACTAGTTCTCTTTACTGTTAACTCTTCTTCATTGAAATAATCATTTAGACTATTATGTTCAACGGGGAAGTCATGATGAGGTGTAGCATATGAATACATACTCTCGTACATATCATCTGTTACTTTCCTTACTTGACCCCTACCTGAGATACTTCCTGTAATAGCTACTAGGATATCTAACTGCTCTTGAGAGATATCTACTTCATATCTATTTGTCTCTTTAGTCATAGCAATAATGCTATCATTGGATTCATACTCTACATTGATGTATTGATTGACTTTCATTGATTAACCTCTTTGATTAGATTCATTGATGATATATTCTTATAGGTATCTTATATAATATTCTTATATAATATAACCTAAGGGAGGGAGAAGGAATATTCCTAATAGGTACCGACTAGGGTTTAGCGCCAGCTAAAGCTGACGTAGGGAATGGAGATAGCTCATAGGAACTGTCTTTTAGGTATAAGGTCTGTTGGGGATAGTTCTTAGAGGTATATTGACTTTTGTACCCTCAAAAACTTTCCTCACAACCCCTTACTTCTCCCCAGAATCTCCGCCATGACCCTCGTTCAGGTATACTCCATGCAGAATATACTCAAGGAAGGCCATAATGGTACCTAGTAGGAGCCGTTATTGCTTGAATGTCTCCAGGTATCGGTCGTATGCTTAGGGAACAACGTGACCGTTGTATGCTTCTCGTTGGTACCTAGTAAGTTCTTGTAGGTATTCTGTTAAAATACTCTCTGTAGCAGGTGCTTCTACGTGATCTTTCACTATTTGTAGTGTTGTTTGATGTCCTCTTAACAAGAAGCATAGGTTATTGAGGTCTTCTGAGGACATTTCTAGGTTGAATGTCCCTCGGTGCTTAGTTAATCTCATGATTTCTTCTCCTTTGGTTGAGCTCTTTGTTTAAAACGATAAGAAGAGCGTTGTTTTAGCTCTTCTTCTGTGTATTTTCTTTTAGATTCGGATGAGTTGGTCATATGTTGCTGTGTATTCAACCATTGTCCCCTCAAGATCTACCACAGTACACATCTGTTCGAGTGTTGCCTTGGTAGTTGCATACGCAAAAGCTACTGTGTCACCTTCTACACCTGTAGACATGAGTGCTTTACAGCCGAATTCTGCAAGAGCTTCTTCGAGTGTCTCCCATGTAGGCATATCGAAGGCTTGTGGTGTAAGAGGATTGAGTAAGAGGTATTTAGCCATGATTTTCTTTCAGAGTTGGTAGTTATAGGTACATTTTTGTTGTGTTTAATGCACTTATGGGTTAGTATTACTCAGCAATGATGATGTTGTAGAACCACACGTTAGGATCGTTACCACCAGCTGCTACGAACTGGAGTGTCTCTTGGTTATCGTATGCTTTCTGAAGGTCTTTAGTCAATGACTTCAACACTTCGGTGCTAACAATACGATCAATACGACATTGACGCTTACGATTATCAGAGCCTGTAGCTTCGATAGAACGAGTAGTGTCATTGTAGGTAAGTTCTTTAAGAGTGACAGGCAGAGATACACGATCTTCACCTAATGGATTGTTAGTAGAGAATACCACATTGATCTTGTTGATTGATGTGAAAGAAGGTGTGAAAGCTTTAGTCATGATGATTCCTTTGATTAATGATGAAAGCTTGGTACATACCCCAAGAGGTCTCTCCGTTGTAAGCCCGAGAAGAGCCATGAGTTTAGTAGTAAACAACTACGTCAACCATCTCTGGTGACCATTGATTTAACTCCCTAACATCTCTTGTTTGGTAAATTAATTTACCTGTCTTCTTAAAGTACACGTAGTACATAGTCATTCTCCTTTAGAAACAATCTCTTCAAACTCAGATAGCGCTAAAGCCAACTGAGAACAAGCCATGAAGCCTGATAAGAACATGATAGCAACAAGCTTGATGTCGTAGCCGTCTCTCTCGAAACAAACTAACGCATAACGAGCTGCAGCGAACCAAACAAACAGGATAGCCCCGTGGATAGCGTACTTCATATATTCCTCCTTGGATTGAAGTAACAAGAGCAAGAGCGCTCTCCACAGTCCGTAGACTGCAGAGAAAGTTCTTAAGAAAACCACAAAGCAGTGAGAGCACCAGCCAGACACAGCGAGTACACAACACCAATGAACACAGGCAACAAACCAAACACAACGCCGTACACAACGGACAACAGACACAAGCAACAGAGAACAGTGAGCAGAGAGTAGAGAGCAGACACGGGACACCTCCAAGAAGAGACAGGGCAAGAGCGCCCAGACGAGACCAGCCAGCAGCAGCCAGCGACCACCACGAGACAAGGGGGGTCACAGAACCACAACAGGGGTATACCAACAAACCTTTGATTCTTTTTCACACACAAAGAAAAAGATACCCATAAGAAAACACCCACCAGACTTCCCCTCAGAACCTACCCCAAAAACCTCCCTTTTAAACCCTAGAGCACCCCTAAAAAATTATAGTATATTTTCTCCCATAAAATTATAATAAATATTACAGTAATAATTTCTATTAGTCGGTTCCTATTAGGAAAATTATTTTTATAACGTCATATATAACGTTATTCACTAGGACACAACAATGAACAACCACAAGAAGCTAGAGGCTTTAAGGGAATTAAAACGAAGAGAAAAGATTAAAGAGTATGGTGGTAACTTTGAGTTATTTGCCAAAGAACAAATTAGGATTCTCCCTAAGGACTCTCGTGAGGGGTTCCAACCTTTTGTCTTTAATGAAGCTCAACATATTGTAAATGATGCTATTGAAAAGCAGTTAAAAGAGACTGGTAAAGTAAGAGCTATTATTTTAAAAGCCCGTCAGATGGGTCTATCTACATATACAGCTTCAAGGGTATTCTGGAAGAGTTACTTCAATAAATATAACAAGTCTGTTGTTATGGCTCACGATAGTGCCACCTCAGATGCTTTGTTTACGATGAGTAAGAACGTTATTCAGCATATGGCTGAAGAGTTTAGACCAGAGATGAAGAAGTCTAACGCCAAAGAGATTATGTTTGAACATAATGACTCAGGATATAGACTGTATACTGCTGGATCTCCTGAAGCGGGTAGGGGTATTACGCCTACTATTGCTCACCTATCAGAGGTAGCTTTCTGGCTTCATGATGAGAAGATCTTAGCGGGTTTATTTCAGGGTATTTCACAGGCTGACGGTACCGAAGTTATTCTTGAGAGTACGGCTAATGGTGTAGGGAACTCATTCCATCGACTATGGAAGGGTGCTGTAGATGGCACTAACGAGTATATCCCTATCTTCGTTCCTTGGTACCTTATGTCAGAGTACCGTAGGAAGTCTCCTGAAGGGTTCGAGAGAACTACAGAAGAGGAAATACTAGTAACCAGATACCGCTTAGATAATGATCAGTTATATTGGAGAAGGTTAAAAGTAGCTGAGGGTGGTTTAGATAAATTTAAACAAGAGTACCCTAGTAACCCTGAAGAAGCCTTTATTGTTTCTGGTAGTAATGTGTTTAACGTAGAAAAATTAAGCTCTCTTGTTCCCCAACCTATTTTGTCTCAGATGGACTTTAACTTTGAGTCACAAATGATGGAGCAACAAAAGAATGGCTCGATTGAAATATTTAAGTATCCTACTTTTGAAGATTCTTTTGCTATTGGCGCTGATGTTAGTCTCGGAGTCGGGAAGGATTATTCCACGGCAGTAGTTATGAATGCGAGTAGGGAGGTATGTGCTGTATACAGAAATAATACTATTGACCCTTCTAAGTTTGGCGATTTGTTATTTTATCTCGGTAGGTATTATAACAATGCTCTCCTTGCTGTAGAATCTAACAGCATGGGTATTGCTACGTTGAATAGATTAACTCAAATGGGTTATGTCAATATGTACTACCAAACTAAAATGGCTAATGTGAGTAAGGAAGAAGGAACGCGTATTGGTTGGAGAACCACTATGGCGTCTAAACCAGCTATTATTGGTTTCCTTAAGAACGCTATTGAACAGGATGACGTATGGATTCCCTCAAGAATTCTTATTGGAGAGTTAATGAATTATGTTGCTGACGATAATGGACGCACTAATGCTATTGTTGGTCACAATGACGATACCGTTATTGCCCTAGCTATTGCTCTCGAAGTAATCCGTACCCACGGAGATAAATTAACAACTAACAAAGTATCCTTCACACAGAAGATTGGTTCATTTGAAACTGATACTACTAAATGGTTATAAGGTATAAAGACTATGGCAACTAAAAAAGGATTGTACGATAACATCCATGCTAAGAGAGAGCGTATTAAAGAAGGTTCTAATGAAAAGATGAGAAAGCCTGGAACTAAAGGCGCTCCAACAAATCAGAGTTTTAAAGACTCAGCAAAAACCGCTAAGAAAGTAAAGTAAATATGGCAAAAGATCCTCGTTTAGAGAGAGCAGGAGTATCAGGTTTTAATAAACCTAAAGCTACACCTAGTCACCCTACTAAGAGTCATGTTGTTGTTGCCAAGAGTGGTGACACAGTCAAGACTATTCGTTTTGGTGCTCAAGGCGTTAAGGGTTCACCTGATGGGTCAGCTCGTAATGAAGCTTTTAAAGCAAGACATGCTGAAAATATTGGTAAAGGCCCGTTATCCGCGGCTTACTGGGCTAACAAAGTAAAGTGGTAGTATGGCTATTGATTTAAAATTAACAAGTGAACAAAAGAAACAAATGAGTTCTTTTGTCAAACCAACGCCTCAAGGTAAACTAATTAACCCTCAAGAAAAGTTAGGTGAGAAGTCTCAAAAGACTCTACCTATTAGAGGTCAATAAAATCCCTTGTGTCCTATCCGTTGGCTACTCATGGCAGGGATGATAGTAGTAGCAACTAATAAAATGGTCATTGTGACCTTTGATTGAATGATTAAACCAAGAAAGGTTTACAATGACAGATAAACAAAGTATCACTCGCTTTAAAGCGGACAGATATAAAGTAGAAGTAGGGGATGATGAACTTTTAGCCATGATTGAACAGGGTATTACTAACTCTGTAGGTGACTTTTTAAACAGTTCTGACATGGCTCGTGAACGCCAAAAAGCTACATACGAATATGGTATGATGCCTCAGTTCCATTTGACTCCTCAGGGTGTTTCCCAAATTGTATCCTCAGATACGGTAGAGGCTATTGAGGGTTACACAGCTATCTTAGCTGAACTTATGTTTAATAACAATAGGCTAGCCCGGTTTATTCCCGCTGGTACATCCCCTAAAGACTTTCATGAAGCTAAAGCTGCTTCTGACCTAGTTAACTACGCTATTTTTAAACAAAATAACGGATGGGAAATCCTTAATACATGGGTTAAATCTGCTTTGTTATGGAAAAACAGCATTGTTCGATGGGAATTCATTGAAGACTTTGAATATAACTTTGAAGAGTATGAGTCTATTAACCAAGATAACCTAGACATTCTGTTAGCAGATGAAGGTATTGAAGTAATGGGTCAACTCCAGTATGAGAATGAACTCACTACTGATGATGAAGGTAACGCAGTTTATGCAATGATCTACAAGAATGTAAGACTACGCCGTAAGCATAATAAAACTCGTATTCAAATCAAGAACGTTCATCCTGAATGTTTCCGTATTACACGAGATGCACATAATCTAGATGATGCTGCCTTTGTAGGTATTCAGATTGATATGACTCGTTCTGAGATTCGTAAGTACTTTCCTCAGATTGCAGAGAACATTAATTGGGATACTATTGGTGACGGCTCATATGATTGGGCTACCAAGTATACCGAAGAACAGTCTGCGCGTAAACGTCTGGTAGGCGAAGAGTATTGGTTAGGTGGTAACTCACGCGAGTTATTCCCTTCAGAAGCTAACCGACAGATTACGGTTATTGAATGTTGGCTACGCGTTGACCGTGATGGTGACGGTATTGCTGAATTAAAACACTTTATTATTGCAGGTTCCGTCATCTTACTAGAAGAAGATTGTGAATCAATTCCCTTAGCAACTCTTTGTCCTTTCGAGGTACCTCACGAGTTCTTTGGCTTGTCGGTTGCTGACATGATTCGTCCAGCTACGTTAGCTACTACAGCTATCCTTCGTGGCTTCGTAGAGAACGTATACTTAACTAACTACTCACCTAAACTAGCTGACCCTAACGTAGTTGACTTTAGTGCTCTTCAAAACATGAAGCCTAAACAGATTATTGCTACTAACGGGAATCCTAATGGTGCTGTAGCTTCAATGACTCCTGACACTATTAGCACAGGTACTGTACCTCTCTTAGAGATGCTACAGACGCATAAAGAACAAGCTACAGGTTTGTCTAAGGCTGCACAAGGTTTAAATGATACCTTGTACGTATCAGGTAACAGTGAAGAAAAGATGGCTAGAGCACAGTCTGCTGCTCAAATTCGTATCCAGTATATGGCGCGTAGGTTTGCAGAGACAGGCTTTAAGCGATTGACCGAAGGTATTTATAAAACCCTTCGTGATAAGATGCGTGGTAAAACCATGAATTACTACGATCAAAATGATATGTTCAAGAATGTGGATCCGGGTACGTTACCCTCCAACCTCTTGTTATACATTGATGTGGACGTAGGTGACAACTCTAACCATACTGTTATTAAAAAGATGGGTATGGTTGGTCAGCAGTTAATTCCAGCGTTACAGCAAGCAGGTGCTGGTGGTGCGGTTAACCCCGAAGCCGCTGTACGTATTGCCTGCAAAACGTTAGAAGCTTTAGATTTGGATCCGTTAGACTACTTAGTAGACTACACTGATGCTAAGTTTAAAGAGAATGCTATGAAGTCTAGAGAAGCTGAACAACAAGCTTCTGAGAAACAAAAAGGTCTAGAAGAACAAGCCAAGCAATTGGACTTAGCACAAAGACAGGCTACGGTCGATCTTACTAATGTACAAGCTAAGAACGCTCTTCAAGATAATACAAAACAACTTATGGTTGCAATGGATAAGTCCTATCAAGAGTGGGGCAAACTCTATATTATGGCTGCTAAAGAAGGTGTTGAACCGCCTAAGCAACCTGATATTAAAGAGCTTTTGGCTATGGCCCAAGGCTTCATTAAAGGCGATATGTCCGGTGATGCTTCCCGCCCACAAGGTGGACAAGCAATGCCTCAAGTAAATGGACCAGCCGCCTTAGGTGAACAACCACAAATGTAAAACCCCGAACTTCCTCCAAAAGAGGGAGTTCACCTAACACTTAAAATAATGGACAAATATAAAGAAGGCTTTCAGAAGAGAACAAAGCCAAAAATGAACCATGATACTGGTGAATATATTGTTGAACCGTTCCGTGATGCGCAAGTATCACTAGGTAAAGCAGAGTTTGCAGTACGAGAACGAGAACAATTCTTTGGCGAAGCATATTCAGAGATCTTAGCAGATCTCTTTGTTACTTGGTTAAAGACTGAACCTCACGCTGTTAAAGAGCGAGAGTTCCTATACCATACAGCTATGGCATTAGGTAGCGTTAAAGAAAAGCTTGTAGGTATTGAAATGCTTGGTAACAACATTAAATACATGAACAAGTTAAAACAAGAAGCCAAAGAAGAGGGCAAAGAAAATAATGAATAAATACGTTAAAGCAAGAGAAGTTCTAGTTCGTTCACGAGACGAAGTATTAGGTGAACTCGTTCGTGCAGGTGAGAGTGGTGGTGTGGGTCTATCCCAGCGTTTCGCCCCTATTCTTGTTAACTTGCAAAGTGCTGTCGAAGCAATTGATCGCATTACGGGTAACACAGTTGAAGCAAAAGAAAATTTTGCTGAGAAAATGAAGGCTGCTAAAGCAGTCAAAGCAGCTGAAAAAGCTGTTACTAAAGAATAAGGCGAACAGGGTAGCTCCCTTGCTTAAGCTTTCCCTTAAGCTAGCCAATTAACAGGAAAGTGTTATATGGATAAAGAATCAGAAAAACAGCGCCATAAAGATAAGTATTACAAAAATAGAAATAGCCATTTAGCTCAAAAGAAAGAATATGAAAAGACATATTCAGAGCGTAGGGCTATTCTAACCTTGATGCGTAAATATGGACTTACTGAAAAGTCAGCAAAAAAATTTTATTTAGATTCTATGAAGACGTGTGATTGTTGTAAAATAGAATGGAACCCCAGTACACATACACGGAGGTTTGCTATTGATCACGATCACGACACAGGTGCTATACGTGGGATTTTGTGTCATCCATGTAATGCTTCGTTAGGACTTTTAGAAGAGTCAACAGAACGAATGAAACAATTAATTTTATATACAGAAGATTTCTGTAATAAATAAGGACACAAGAAATGAAAAACAATTTAGACTATCTCTCTACCAATACCCCTGCCTCAGAAGTGAGCAGTGCGAGTTTTGATGACGGAAGTGTAAGTGTAGATTTGGAAGCAAAAAGTCTTGATGACATTCTACGTAATAGCCCGGCAGCTAAAATGCTCGGCTTAGAATCTCTACCAGAAGAAGACGAAAGCGTCCCAAATCCAGATGAAGAGTCGGAAGAAGAAGAAGCCCAAGAGAACGACTCAGAGTCTGAAAATGACCTAGATGAAAATGAGGAATCAAACGATTCTGAAGAAGAGAAAGTTGATGAGGATGACAAGTCTACCCAAGATTCAGAACTACCTTCCGAAGAAGAGATTGATTGGGAATACAAAGTACCCGTCACTGTTGACGGTAAAACTGAGTATGTATCCCTAGAAGAAATCCGTAAGGGTTATTCTACTGATAAGCATCTATCTCAAAAAGGGCGCGAATTAGGCGAACTGAAGAAACAGATCGACACAGAAAGAAATGAAAAGCTTAAGGAATTAATTACGCTTGGCTCAGTTGTTAATGAAGAGTTAACTGCTGTAGAAACCAAGTTTGCAAATGAGTATCATAAGATTAAGGGTGAAATCGATAAAGCCCGTGAAGAAGGTGATACTTACACTGCTCGTGAATTAAAAGAGAAGCTTGAAGAAACTCAAGAAAAATATTGGAACGCACGTAATAAGCGTGAAGAAAATACTAATAAGGTAGCTGAACAATTTAAAGCACAACAAGCGGAACAGGAACAAGCGTTACTGAAAGCGTACCAGGATAATATTACGAAAGTAATCCCGGATTACTCAGATAAAGTTGCTGTATCAATTCGCGAATTTGCTATTAAAGAAGGTATTCCTGAAGAATTATTGAGTGTAGTATATGATGTTAACGTTGTTAAATTTATCAACGACTATCGTAAACTAAAAACAGCCAAAGATACTGGTGAAGTTAAGCGTAAAGCTGCCCCAAGCGTTAAGTCGGTTCCCACGAAAAATGGTCAACCTGCAGCGAAAAAGGTACAGCAAGCTGTAACTGAAAACCGTTCTAAGGTTCTTTCTGGTCAAGGATCAAAACAAGACGAATTAGATTTTCTAAAACGTATTTCTTCCGTAAGCAAAAAATTGTAAATCAAATTTTCACTTAAAGGAAAAATAAAATGGCTGGTAATAACTTTGCAACTGGTGGTCCTAAGGCCGCCGCACGTAGCGCTTCCGCTACTGGTAATGCTGTCAACGCGGGTGAACGCGAAGACTTGGCTAACTTCATCTCAATGATTAGCCGCGATGAAACTCCTTTCTTGTCCTCAATCGGCAAGACTAAGGCTACTGCAGTTTTCCACGAATGGCAAACTGACGAATTGGCTGCTCCTGCTTCTGCTGCTGTTGCTGAAGGCGTATCATACGCTACTCAGAACTCTGCTCAAGGTGCAGAGCCATTCCGTACTCGTTTGGGTAACTACACTCAGATCAACTCTAAGACTGTTACCGTAACTGGTACTAAGCGTGCTGTTGATCAAGCTGGTGTTGCTGACGAATACGCATATCAACTTAAGAAGCGTGGTACTGAATTGCGCCGTGACGTTGAGTTTGACTTAACAAACTCATGGAACAGCTCAACAGGTTCTGGTACCCGTAAATTCGGTGGCTACCAAGCTTGGGTTAACTACACCGCAGCTACAACTACCCCTGCTACTGCTTTGAACGTGTTGACTACCCCTTCAGAGTATACTGCACCTACTAACCCAGGTGGTGGTATTGCTGGTACCTTTGCTACTGTTACTTCTGCTGATAAGAACAGCTTACAGTTGTCACACGTTGACACCGTAATGCAAGCTATCTACGAGAACGGTGGTAAGGCCACTAAACTAATGTTGTCTCCTGCTAACCGCCGTGTATTCTCAGCTAAGGCTCAGTCTGCTGGTTCAAGCACAAGCAACGCCGGTGACGGTAACGTTCGCCGTAACATCGACGCTGACGGTAAACTCCGTCAGTCAGTTGAAGTTTACATGTCTGACTTCGGTGACATCATGGTTGTTCCTAACTACGTAATGGGTATTTCTAATACTTCTATTTCTGGTTTGGATCAAGCTGCTAACTTCAGCGCGTTCTTGTACGACCCAATGTGGTTTAGCTACGCTTCACTACGTCCTCTACAAGAAGTTGACCTCGGTCAGCTTGGTGACTCTATCATCGGCCAGATCGTTGAAGAGGGTACCTTAGAGTGCAGAAATCCAAAAGGCGCAGGGCTTATTTTCGGTTTGTCTGGCGCTTAATTTAGCGTTAGCTTAATCGGCACCAATAGGGGTAGGATATAATGTCCTATCCCTATTTTATTTGAGAATATAATGGAATTAAAAATTTGTAGAACATGCCAAGAAGAATTATCTATTGATGACTTTTGTGTATTATCTAGAAACCGCAAAAGTGGTATTAAATACAACTGTGATTGTAACAAATGCCGAGCAACGCGTAGACGCGAAAATTCTAAACAAACTAAAGCACTAGCGGTAGAATATAAAGGTGGTAAGTGTAACGACTGTTTACAAGCAGTTCATCAGGCAGCTTTTGAATTTCACCATTTAAATCCAAAAACAAAAGAGAAAGACCCTACTCATTTTTTAAATGATAGAGCTATTCTTACCGATAAAGCTAAACAAGAATTAGACAAGTGCGTTTTACTATGTGCAAATTGCCATAGAGTACGTCACTTCTCAGATTTAATATAAAGGAAAACAAAATGGAATTTCTAAGAATTACCGCAACAGACGGAACTCGACAATATATCCCTGATAATTATGTCGTTAATATTGCTACTACCGCCGATGGTGCAGATGCTGGCTCTAACTATGCTGCTCCAAAAGTTACTCGTGGTCGTATCAGCCAAGTAAAATACTATGATGGTGCTAATACTACTGCAGGTGCTTTAGTTGTAACTGCTGTTAGCGCTTATGCATCTGGCGGTATTTTATATGAGTATGGCTGTTTCACTATTGATGGTGGATTTAGCGCTGCTTTAAAGAATTAAATATAAGAGGACACAATGGGGTTTTTATCACAAGACAATAATAAAAATAGTTTCACAGTTAAGACTAATGAGACTGATTTTAAATTAGAACAAGACGTTCAAGCATACAAAGACTATGCTGCTCAACAAAGATTACTAGATGAAGAATCGCATTCAGCGCGACAATACCGTTCATACGCTATTTTGCCTGATATTGTATGTATTGATATTCTAACAAAATACGGAATGGATATTCATTCACCTGACTTTATGAATCACCCAGCTAATTTAACTAAGTTAAGAAAAATCATTGATCAAGATTATCCAATGTTAAAAACATCAACAATTAAATCATTATAATGAACTACGTTTACTGGATCCGAACAAAAGAGCAAACAGATTATAATACCGAGGGATACATCGGTGTAACTAATAATTTATCTTTAAGAAAAATACAACATAAAAGAATGGACGGGTCTAGTAAACATCTTTACAATGCAATTAAAAAATATGGTTGGAATAATTTAATTGTTGATGTAATTTGGATGGATGAAGATCTTGAATTTATTTTACTTATAGAACAACAATTAAGACTTACCCCTAAAATTGGCTGGAATATTGTGGAAGGTGGTGGCAAGCCGCCTTCATGGTTAGGTAAAACTCATTCTAATAAAACAAAAAACAAAATAGGTGATGCTCATCGTAATAAAGGTTTTACCTTTAGGTGTACTAACCTTTTAACAAGTGAATCTTTCATTGCAAAAATAGCAGAACTACAGCAACTAGGTTTTAACCGAGCGCATGTTCACAAGGTTGCATCTGGGCAAAGTAGATCACACAAAAATTATACATTTGAAAGGATTTCCCTATGAGTACACCTAAATTTGACGCACTAGTTGCAAAAGTAAGAGACTGGTCAAATAAACCCGAAGTACAAACTATTCCCGACAGCGTCATTCAAGATTGCCTATCTTATTCTGCAGATGAATGTTACCGACAATTAAGAATTCCACCATTAGAATCTTCTGTAATTTACACTGTTACAGCAAACGATAACGTAGGTGAAAACAGTGCAGGATTACCTTATGGTAACGCTTACACTTCCTTTGTAATACCTGAAGATCTAACTCAATTTGTGTTTGTAAGAACTGTTGCCCAAAATAATATGGGCACTACATACTCAACCTACCCTTCTAATGTTAGTAAAGTGTTTAATGAAGTAACGGACAAACGTACTTTCTTTGATCTTTACGGTGAAAAATATTCCGTATACAATTGGATGTGGAAAGAAGATAAAATCTATATTCACCCCCAATTAGCTGTGGGTGCTCAATTAGAAATTCATTATTACAAACGACTGCCTGCGTTAGATGCGTTATATAGTGTAGTTCCTGTAAATTACCTTATTGGTTTAGCTGATTCAGCCCAGCCTTATTTGACACTAACAGGTGTAACAACAGACACTCCTTTGTATTTTTCTACAGCAGCAGGTGTTACTAAATGCTTTGCTACTTTAGCAGAAGCTACAGCTTATAACCCAACTGTTACTACTAAGTACTATATTGGTAAAGAAGTATCTAATTGGTTAAGAGATTCAAATGAAAGATTAGTTGTATGGGGTGGCTTATACAACTTAGGTGCGTACTTATTTGACCAGACAATGGAACAAAGATACGAGAAAAGATTTACTGAAACATTACTCTCAATGAATAAAGAAGAGAAATGGCGTAGAGCCTCTGGTGGTAACGTTCAAGTTAACTTTAACACTAATGGTTTAATTTAAGGAGCAACAATGGGATATGAATTAAAACCCGGTACAACTGCCAGTGTTTCTGCGGGTGGTGAATACGACAACATGGATACTACAACTTCAGGTTTGTATCCAAATATTGCGGCTGATGCTGCTTCTCAGGCAGTAGTTAGTGCTGCCGCTGCTGCAGTTTCCGCAACTAATGCCGCTGCTTCAGCCACTAGCGCAACAAGTTCAGCAACGTCTGCAACTACTTCCGCATCTAACGCTGCTAATTCTGCTACTTCAGCTGCAGCTAGCGCATCATCTGCTACAACTTCTGCAGCTACTGCCACTACACAAGCCGCCTCTGCTGTAGCAAGTGCAGCTTCTGCAACAACTTCTGCAGCTACTGCTACTACTGAAGCTGCACAGGCTTCTACATCTGCTTCTGCTGCTGCTACTTCTGCAACTAATGCTGCTACTTCTGAAACAAACGCTTTAAGCTATAAAAACTCAGCTCAAACTTCAGCTAACAATGCCGCATCAAGCGCATCTAACGCTGCTGCTTCTGAAGGTAATGCTTTAACTTCCAAGAATGTTGCTGCAACAAGTGCTACTAATGCTGCTACTTCTGAAGCAAATGCACTTACTTCTAAGAATGATGCTGCATCTTCAGCTACTGCTGCTGCAACAAGTGCATCTAACGCTGTTACATCTGCTACAACAGCTACTACTCAAGCTGCTAATGCAACTACAAGTGCTTCAGCTAGCGCATCTTCTGCAAGTGCTGCTCAAGCTGCTGCTGATCAAGCTTTAGCTGCTTTTGATAATTTTGATGATAAGTATCTAGGTGAAAAATCAGCAGACCCAACAGTTGATAACGATGGTAATGCTCTTGTAACTGGTGCATTGTATTTTAATAATGTTCTTAACATTATGAAAGTCTATACGGGATCCGTGTGGGTAGCTGCTTACGCTTCTTTATCAGGCGCGTTGATTGCAGCAAACAACCTATCAGACTTAACTAACGTCGTTTCAGCTAGATCTAACTTAGGTTTAGGTACTGCTGCAACCACTGATAGTACAGCTTATGCAACTGCTGCACAAGGTACAAAGGCAGATTCTGCATTACAACCTAATACAAACATTGCAATTAATAGAGAATTAGTTGGGCCAGCCGCTTCAGCTAATTATACACGATTCCCTAATGCGCTTTCTGTTGTATCTAACACAGATTCAAGCATTCAACAAAACGAAAGCCTTTATATTGGCCAAATAGCAGAAGCTGTTTCGGTTGGTGATACATGGGCTTCAGGTGTGTATGGGGTAGGTTATACTAGCTCTACAGGTACAGGTCGTGGTACAGGTGTTACGGGTGAAGGTCACGTATCTTCAGCTACTGACACAGGCGTTGCGGTAGGTGTACGTGGTTACTCACATGACGTTCGCTCAGGTAACTACAATATTGGCTTATATGGTGATGCTGCTAACAGTACTGCTACTACTTATGGTGGTAACGTTGCTTTGTTTTTAGCTAACGGTAACATTGTTACTTCTTCTGCTGCTGCCAAAACTTGGTACATGGGTGGAAACATTACGTTTGATGGTCAAGGTACTGCCAAAACTATTGGTGTTACTAACGGTGCTGTATTTGCTTTAGGTACTCCCTCAAGCGGTACATTGACTAATGCTACAGGTCTTCCTGTGGCAACAGGTATTTCTGGCTTAGGTACAGGAATTGCTACTGCACTTGCTATAAATACAGGAAGTACTGGTGCGCCTGTTTTGTTTAATGGTGCTTTAGGTACTCCAACAAGCGGTACAGTAACTAACCTAACAGGTACTGCTTCAATTAACATTAACGGCACTGTAGGCGCTACCACAGCTACTACAGGTGCTTTTACTACCCTGACCACCTCTAGCACAGTAACGCATAATGGCGGCACAGCAAACGGCGTAGCCTACCTCAATGGCTCTAAGGTGCTGACTACTGGTAGTGCGCTGACGTTTGATGGGACTAACTTTGGTGTCGGGACAAGTTCGCCTGCTTCAAAACTGGATGTAATTGGCGCTGGGGCTTTTCGAGTTGATGGCTCTGGCTCTACAACCCCTCTAATTC